CCTCGATTCGCAGCCCAGGCACCCCACCCCACCGGGGGGAACTCAGGGTGCAGCTCCGGCGTTATACCGTCTCGCATTTTTGGCAAAAACCAAGGGGTTCCCCTGAAGCTAACCCGTCGATTCAACGGGTCAGGTCTCGCCTCTAGCCCACCTTAACGCCGCACTTTGCGTGATCTTGGGGTAGTACCGGATCTGGTAACCCGACCCAGCGGTCAAGCAGTCACGATCAGCGAAGACCTTGTGGGGATGCTCGAAGGTGTCCCATTCGTCGTACAGGCGCTTACAGGCAGCGTCGTACTCATGGTCACTCCAGGGACTGGCTTCATCGAGCTGGTAGTACAGGAAGGAGGCCATGAGGTAGCGCACAAAGAGGAGCCTGATGGGCATCCCTTGGATGTCATGGTCATTGATGATCATGGTTGGTACGGTCACAGCAGACAACTGACAGAGGGTGAAGCCCTGGTGTCAGTGAAGGAAGGATGGATGATGATGGTGGTCAGGAGAGGGAAAGCAGCAGACATCTGACAGAGGATCTAGTGTCTATAATCTATAAGTAATCTGTTTGTTTTCCCCTTTCCTCCAGAACTGTGTGGTAATTGAACGTCGTCGATCTTGCAGCGATCTTGCAGAGGAGCATCCTTGCTCCCCTGGTCAGATCACATCCAGGTGTCAGCCTGGGGCGAATAGCCCAGGACGCTGCGTGCGAACTTCTGCAGTTCAGCGTCTAGGAGCTTCTCCCGGTGGCTCTGAGCAGCTTTCTCGGTATCCCTACCCATTTGCTCTACCCAGTACGCAACGGCCCCTGCAAGCGCATCCAGGCGGTCATCGTGGATCAATGCGCCCTTGTCCTTGGTGATGCGGGTGAGCTGGTAGAACAGGCTGTACTTGGGATCAGGAGCTGAGTCGTAGTCCTTCTTCACGAGCGCCTTGTCGACCACCAGACGGTGCTGGTTCATCACCGGCTCCAGTACGTCGATGATCCGCTTCTCCTTCTGCATGGATGCCCTTGGGGCTTCCTCCAGGGTGACCGGATGGAACCGAGTCATCCAGGGCTTGAGGAGTTCGAGGAACATACCGTCACCGAAGTTGGGTTCGATCAGCACCAGATTGACCGAGTGCTTGGCTGCCACGAGGCACAGGCTCTTGAGGGTCTCGTCGTTGTAGCCCCCGGTGAAGCCCCCGCAGTCGACCAAGTAGAGCCACCCGTGGAGCATCTTCACGACTGCATAGGAGGTCTCGTCCTTACCGCGACCGGACGGGTCGATGAACATCACCGAGCCGGTGTACTCGGCCATGTCCTGGGCAGTCCACATGGGCCGGTAGAACCGATCACCGCCCATGCCCACACAGGGGACATCGTTGAGGGTGTACTCCGGGCCAGACGACCAGACCACCTTCACGGGGGCCATGCGGGTATCCAAGGGCATGACGATCAGGTCTTGCAGCCGCAGCGGGTACTTCTCTTGGTCGCTCAGGCTGGTGTCCAGCATGAACTGCAAGGCGAAGCCGGATCGACCGTAGGAAGCCTCACGCTCCAGCAAGTCCTCCGAGCTGAACCGCTTGGGATCGGTGGTCTCCCTGGTCTTAGCACCACGGGCGATCATGTCCATGATGTAGGGAGCCAGACGGCCCTGGTACTTGTCGGGGTCTTCTGGGATGCGAGCTGGCCAGACGCGGATCTGGTAGCCACGCTCGGTGAGCTGGTTGTAGATCGACATCTCGGTCTGAGGCGTGCCCAGGAACGTGATGCGGCCACCGGGCTTGATGATCGCGTCGAACTCCTTGATCCGCTCGGAGAGCTGGTCGCGCATCACCTGGGTGAGCGAGTTGTTCAGCGACTCCACGTCGTCCGCGATGATCTCGTCGGCACGGCTACCAGTGAGCTGGCCGGTGATACCCACGGACTTCACCGAGGGCGAATGGCTGATACCAGCCGGGCCAACGTCGAACATGATGTTGGAGTTGCGTTGACCGTCCCTGGGCCGTAGGTGGGCCAGGATGGGCAGCTCGAAGATCAGCCGCTTGGTGAACGTCGAGAACTGGTCAGCGCGATCCTTCGAGGCCGAGACCACGAGGAAGTTGAGGTTGGGATCGAGCAGGAGTCGCCAGCAGACGTAGGCCGAGGTGATCCAGCTCTTGCCCACTCCCCGGAACGCCTCGATGACCTTGCGTCGAGGGCCGTGCTGGAGGAAGTGAGCGATGTCGTATTGGATAGGGGTGGGGTCTGGCTTTGCTGCCGTAATGGCCCCGGCAGTCCACAGGAACTCCCACACGACATAGAGGAAGTTCCTGAAGTCCCTCAAGGGGTGAGACTCAGGCAAAGACATAGGGCTGTAAGCTCCACAGAAACGCATAGAGCGCCGCCAGCGAACCCACCCTGTACCTATGCACTGGTGGATTGCTGGAGACGCTCTACGGGCCTTCTAGGCGGTTTGGTTAGTGGTATGCGGGATCGTTGGGATCGGTGAACGGGAGCTGGCTGGTCAACGAATTGGTCAGTCGCTCCAGGGAGTTACCGGCAGTCGGGATTGCCTCGATGCCGTTGTCCTTCAAGAACTTGATGGCCTGGGCGAAATCCGAGGCCGTGGCTTGGCCAGACTGGATTCGCTCCAGCAGTTGCTCACCGACCGCCGCGTGGAGAGCCTCAAGAAGCTCTTTCGGTGCGGTCACAGGTTTTCTCCTTTCCGAACAGGGACTTGATGGCGTCCCGTACCTTGGGCAGGAAGACGATGATCTGGAACACCAGCAGCATCGCGGTGCCGATAAACACCCAGTCCTGCAGGGTGATCCCGAACATGGTCATGCCCGAGACACCCACTGGCACGGGAGTGGTAACGAGAGCGGCTTGCTCAGCAGCGTGGCGGACGGTCATGCAGGAGCCTCCGGCCATACCACGTCGAAGGGGAAGCCGGGCTGTTGCGGGACTTCACGCAACGCTTGGCGATAAGTCGCCCAGGCTGAACGATCAACCGGAGCATCCGGCATTTGAGACCAATCAGATTGTTCGAGCAGCTTGTTCCGCTTGTGCCTCACAAACTCAGACACTTCTTCAGCGCTGGGCGGAGGTCTCAGTTTTACGACAGGGCGTCCATCTTCTCCGGGCTGAAGCTCCATGGTGTTGTCTATCAAGCGCTTTTGTATGTCTTGGTACTCGTCAAGCGCAACGTAGACACCGTCATTAGGCCAGGTTCCAGCAGCCTCATAATCCCTCTGCATGTCTAGCGGATAAAAGCTGTTAGTGACCTTTGAATAAATATACAAGGCATCCTCCTTATTAGACACCAGCAGCCATGTACCAGAACTTACCAGCATAAGTACCAGATTGCCCTGTATCACTACCGTAAAGTGGGCCAGTACCAGTGGTTGTTAAGTTTGTCGGCTGAATGGTCACACCATACGTTTTAGAGTTCTCATGCTCCCAACCTGCAGCCCAACCAATAATTCTCGACGGGAACGCAATAGGGAACGTAATACTCCCAACGTTTGTCCACGCCGCAATTGACTGGTTAATAGCGAGATACCCCCATTGCAGAATTAACCCTCCAGGGAACTTTTGATATCCCTGCTCTGTAAGGTTTTGCAGTCCAGTAGCGCTGAAAGCTAAGGCGATATCAGACGCTCCGTGAGAATGACTACTAGGCGGGAATGTCGTAGGCTTACTGGTTACTTCGCCCCATGTAGGCCAGCGAGTCGCTTGAGTCGGCGGGTTGAGGATATTCGCCCAGTCGTGATTGTGCGCTGACGGGGGAAACTCCGACGGCTTGTTCAGCAATGTCGCCCAGTCGCCTACATCCAGCCGTACCCACGCAGTCCACGTCGACCCGTAGCAGGAGCGTGCATAGACTTGGTTCCCTCCGTTGTACTGAATGGCCAACTGCGAGCGGTTCGCTGTCGAGCTGATCGACGAATAGAAGCTCGTGTAGATATGCCAGTAGAACGCGGAGTTAGGTGTGTTTGCGTGGTTAGACAGAAGGATATGGTCAACCGCTGTATTCGGATCTCCTTGACCACTGCCGTAATAAGCGCCTAGACCCTTCACTGACGCCGGTAAGTCATCTACCCCGTGGGTGTGAGCGCTTGGGGTGTAACTTGCCGGTTTCCCTGTAATCTCGGCCCAACTTACATTGAAGTCTGTAATTTGATCCCGAGTGTGCAGGTGGTAAGAGTCTGCTTTACCTTCAAGAGCACTCTGAGTTGCCGTTGAGATCGGCTTATCCAGATCGCTGGTGTTATCGACTTGATCTAACCCCAAGTTGGCCTTGGCCGCAGCCTTATCGGTCAACATCGAGAGGTTTTCCGAGTTCTTGGCAAAGTCGGACAGGTCACCACCTGCGATTGCCTGAACATCCTCCAGTACCTGATTCACCGTCACTTCCAGCTCAGCAGCAGTGTTTACTGCTGTGTTGGCGTCCTGTGCGGCAGCTTCAGCGGCAGCTTGAGCAGCACTGGCAGATGCCTGGGCGGCGTCAGATCGAATCGACGCGGCGTCGGCAAGCGAAACTGCGGTCTCAGAGTTACTCAGGGCAGTGTTCGCCGTATTGAGTGCGGTGTTGGCAGAGCTGGTTGCGCTGTCCGCTTTGGCACTCGCGCCATTGGCAGTGGAGATCGCAGAATCAGCTTTCAGCTCTGCGCTGAATGCGCGGCTATTCGCTTGCGAAGCGGTCGTAACAGCCGAATCTGCTTTCGCCTCTGCAGCCGATGCCGTGGTTACTGCACCGTTCGCTGTTACTACCGCTGAAGAAGCAGTATTGCTGGCGTTGTTGGCGGTCACTACGGCGGAATCTGCTGTTGACTTCGCGTCGTTAGCCGTAGCACTGGCCGAGTTGGCGGTACTCACAGCGTTGTTGGCGGTGGTCTTCGCCTCATTGGCCGTGGTGGTTGCGGCGTTGGCGGTATCGGTCGCGTCCTTGGCGAGGCCATTGGATTCGACAGCCAGGTCATCCGCTTCCTGGGACAGGTAGAAGTTCTGCTTGCTGGCCAGATCGAGCTGGCTTTCGGTGAGCGTAGAGCCGTCCGCAAAGTCCACCAGCAGGGAGTTGCGCTCGGTTACCCGGCGAACCTCGACCTTGGCGCCGATGGCCGGTGCCGTGGTCAACTGGATGGACGAGGCCGACAGCCAGGAGAACGTCACGGCTGCGCCGTTCACGGTGACCTTGACGTGATCCTTGGACAGGTACGGGAAAGGCACCGAGAAGTTGCGGTTACCGCTCACGCTCTGGGTGTAGGTGACTCGTGCAAGAGCCATGCTTTTCCTCCAGACAAAGAAAAAGGGCGACCCGAAGGCCGCCCCTTAGCGATGGAACGATTGGTTGTTACTGATCCCAGAAGCCCGCTTTCACCTCAGCTTTGCGGTGCAGGTTCTGGATGACGCCTTGCTGGACACCGGCTTCCTCGGCCATCAGGCGGTAGAAAGCGGCATCACGGAGGGAGTTGATGTAGCGGTTCACCTGCTGCACCACCGGCCCGCTGATGGACTGGGTGCCAACCGGGAGACCGGCGTTGAGGATCTGCGACAGGCCGACCTCGGGCTGCTGCTCCTTGTAGTAGCGCTGCCAGCGGTCATACAGGGACTCCTGGCCGTCCGCCGTCATCGTCTTGCGAAGATCGGTGTTGCCCATCAGCCGGTGCTTGTTAGGCGCGGCGAAGGTCGTCCCGGTCTGCTTGCTGATGTAGTCGAGCTTGCGGAGCACATCGAGCTGCTGCTCGTTCATGCCCTTGGCCCGCTCCTCGGGGGTGGACAGAGAGAAGATGTTCCACATCACACCCTCGTCGCCCATTTGCCGCACGTTCCCCAGGAAGTCGTAGGACTTCGGGGCACTGCGCTCGTAGGCTCCCAGGGTTCCCCCAAAGAGCACCTTCGACTCCACCATCTGCCAGAACGTAGTCGGGTCGTCGATGGTCGGGTCGTTGGTCTTGGCGATCTTCTGCATGGTGTTGGGCACCAGGGTGCGCAGCTTCTCGCCCAGGAACTTGAGCATCGCAGCGTCGGACTTCTCGGGATCGGTGGCGTCCTCTCCAAGGGTCAGCAGAGCGTCGACACCAGCCATGAGGTTGGCATCGCGGATGGCCTGGGCGATTGCCCCGGTTCCGACAGACACCGCTGCCTTGGCTCGATCCCACTCGGTCTTGGCCACGAACTCGCCCTGACGCTCCCGGCGCACGAGGTTCTCGTAGCGCTCCAGGCCGTTGATCATGATCTTCAACGGGGTGGCCAGCGGGTCGAAGTTGCGGTAGCTCCAGGTGGAACCATCGTCGAACCGGATGGTGTACGGCTCAGGCAGGTCGGAATCCCCACGGGCACGCTGCTGCCGCCAGTCCGAATAGGCACCGTCACCAGTGATCCGGCCCTGGGCGTACAGCGTCAGGACAGCACTGGTAGCGGCCAGCGACATCATCGCCTCGCCCTGGGCACGCATCTGCGCCCGTCGACCGTTCAGGCCACGCAGGTCACGAATGAAGCCAGGAGCCAGTACCTGCACACCGGGAGTCATCCTCATGCCTTCCTCGAAGACACGCACGGGGGTACGGAAGAACAACTGCCCCATGAGGCGAACGATCGGATGCTCGTTGACCCAGTCCTCGTAGCGCTTGGCGGTGCTGGACGCGAATCCCTCACCACTGAACGCCCGCTTGTAGAGCACGTCGCGGACGTAGTCGATGGCCTCGGAGTCGTGACCGTGGCGTAGTGCCTCGGGGTCTCGGGCCACCTCGCGCTGGACGTAGTTGATCAGCTTCTGCCCGGAGTAACCCAGGGTTCGGCCCTTGTTCAGCACGACGTTCAGGTTCTCCTGGGCCGTGGGTTTGGCGTAGGACGCCTCGATGGCTTCCCGCACCTTGGTCTTCACGAACTGGTTCAGCGCCTTGCCCTTGAGTCCCTGGCGTTCGCCTTCCTCGAATGCGTCGTTGGCGACCTTACCGGCGATGAAGCCCTCGTAGGTGATGCGCGACATGAACTCGTCGGAGGCGTTGAGCAAACGCGGGAACATGCGGATGACGCCGCCCTTGAGTCCCTTGATCGCCAGCTCGCCCTCCAGCAACCGGCCAGACTCCCTGGTGAGGATCGCCTGTTCGTACCGGAAGGCAGCCTTGGCCGCTCTCCAGGCACCGCCAGTAGCCGACCGCATGGCGCTGTAGGTGGCCATCATCTCGCGGCGGGTAGCCTTCTCGAAGGGGTTCGACAGGGCTGCGTTGAGCGTGGGCCGGTACAGCACCTTGGCCATGGAAGGCACGGCGTTGACCATCAGGGTGGTCATGCTGAACACGTTGGAGATGATCAGCTCGTTGGCCTTGCGGATGAACCCAGGGTTGGTGCCAGCAGCCGACTCAGCGTCGATAGCCAGTTCCTCCTGCTTGATCACGGTGAGCCTTGCGGCTTCCCCAACGTCACCCTTGGTCAGGGCTGCAGAGATCGCGGAATCGTACTCCTGGGCCTTCTGCTTGAACTCCGCGCTTTCCATGACTGCATCGACACGGCGAGCGTACTCGGCATCGGCTGCTTCCTTGGTCATCCCTTGCTTGGCCAGCTCCTCGGGACTCAAACCACGGAGAGCCGTCAGACCCTCCTGGCGTTGCCGCAGCATGGAGCCGGTGAGCGAGGAGAACGCCTCGTCCATGGCGGCTACCGGCGACAGCAGACGCTCCAGCTTCTCCTGTTGTTTGCCCAGGAGGTACAGCTTCTCGGGATCGGTGGTGCCCTGGGTTTCCTTGATGACCCTGGCCAGCTCGACGCGGAGCTGATCCACGGCGATCTGGGTGGAGCGGTTGAAGCTGCCCCATTCGGCCTGGGTCATCTTGGTGGTGCGGAGCTGGTCGACGATGTCCTCGACCTGGGTGTAGTGCAGGTCTCGAAGGTCTTCCGCCAGTGACTCAGCGAACTGGGTCACCTCGTCCATGTTCCTGGGAACGAACGGGATCTGGTTGTCCAGCTCGGGGGTGTTGAGTTGTTCCAGGGTGCGGTTGAAGATCAGCTCGCCTTCGCGGGCCTGGATGGCTGCATCGGTGCCCGGAGCCACCCGAACAAGATCGGTCGGCGGGGCTTCGAGTTGAGCCGGTTGGCTAGGAGTGGGAGCTGCATCGGGGGTAGCGGGTGCCGCGCTGTCAGCAGCAGCTTTCGGCTGAGCCTCTGGTGCCGCTTGGACTGGAACCGGAAGGGTTTCCTCCGGCCCAGCCCGGAAGTTGCGCCACTTGTTGGCTAGTGAGTCTGAAACAGCAGAGAGTACAGTACCCCCAGCCAAGCCAACCCCTGCACCCAGGGCAGCACTGCCCAGAACAGACGTGCCATCAATCTCCTCCTTACGTCCTGCAGATACCTCGATGCTCTGGCGGATGGTGTTGTCGACCGCACCGTACATAGCACCCTCGACACCGGCCACGGTGCCGGTCTTGAGGCCAGCTTTGAGCAGCTCACGGACGCCAGCCTTGGTTGCTTGCTTGGCGCCTTCCTTACCTGCGAGGCCCACGCCCAGTGTGCCCAGACCGACGTAGGTTGTGGGGTCAGACAGGACACCCTTGAAGAACCGCCCGACGCCATCCCAGGACACGTTGAGGTTGTCATAGGAGTCCATCAGGTACAGGAAGGCGTCCTTCTCGTACTGCTCTGCGTTGCTGATCTTGGCAGCATCCACCGCCATTACGGGCAGGTTGTAATTGAACCAACCCATCATGTCGAGACCCCACTCAGCCAGCTCTTGGTCGCTGCCCTGGAAGGGTTGCCCCTCGTTCATCTGGTACAGCACGCGGGAGGCGTTGAGCCAGTCTTGGTTGCTGGCCAGGGTATCGGGGTCGATGTCCTCGGCCACCGGCCCGAACTGAACATCAGCCGGTGCCGGGGCTTCTTCCTGGGGCGCTTCGGCCTGGGAGAGGTACATCAGGGTCTCGTTGAGTTGGTCACCCTGGAGGTCATCCGGCAGCTCGTAGCGAGCGCCATTGATCTCGTAAACGGCCATTCAATTCCTCACTCTACTCGGCGCACCTCCACGCCGTTCGGTAGACGGATCGTATTGGCCGAGCCTTCCGGCGCAGCCCGTTGCGGGGTCGGTGCGGGTTTATTGGTTGCTTGTGGTGCGGTCAGGAGGTTCTGCAGGGAGAGGATTCGCCGTTCGGCAGCCTCTCGCGCTTTTTCCAGTAGTGGAGTCTTCGCATCACCTCGGGGGAGCTGGTTGTTCTTCTCGATGTAGTTACTCAACTCCAAGGCATATACGTCGTAGAACGCCCGCCGAACTTCGCCCTCTGGGTTGATACCCTTCAACGGGAAGACAGCCTTTCCGAGTTCGCTGGTTGCGAGGTTCTTGAGATCGAACCCGACATAAGCATCGAAGTAGGTCTTAACCTCCTGATCCCGAAGCATGTTCACACCGCCCATCAGTTGCGGTAGATCATCCATGAGCTTCTGCTTGTCGTTCGGGTTCAGGTCACTACGGGCCATGATGTGGTCGCGCAGACGGTCTTCGGTCACTTCACCGTCCTGGCGGAAGTCGTACAGGAACTCAGGGTCGGCCTCGAAAGCCTGGATGAAGGAGCCGGTCGTTCCCGCCTGGAGTAGCTTGGAGCGCACCGAGGCAGCATTGCGGGTGCTGTAGGTGGCATCCAGGGTGGGCTGGGAGTTCAGCCGCAGGGCGTACTCGTACAGCTCCGGGGTCTTGTAGTAGTCAGCCGGGTTCACGGCATCACCACTGACCAGACGCTGCAGAATCGACGCCTTACCGGCGCGGATGCTCTGCGACCGCTGGAACTCAGCAATCTCCTTGGCCCGGACGAACTCGGAGTACTTGGCAGCTTCGATCTGCTGACCGACCTTGGCCAGCTCAGCCTTGGACTCGGCATTGAGGAACCGGGTGGGCACCGTGTCGAGCATCTTTGGGTTGCTGTCGGCGATGGCCTGGGCGATCACCGAGTCCACAATGATCTTGTTGCGCTCCACGTTGTTCAGCGAGGACGACTGCTTCCACTCGTTATCCAGGGCCAGGAGGTCACCCCCGGATTTGAGGGTGTTCACCACGGCATCCGAGAAGGAGTTCTTCTGGAGTTCCTGATGGTAGTTGGCGGTCTCCCGCATCCAAGTGGTCTCGAACTCGTTGAGAGTCCGGTCGACCTGTTCAAGGAACCCGGTGCCGTAGAATTCCTGGCCCCCAGTCTTCTCGAAGGCTTGGTTGCGGATGTTGTCGAGGAACGCTTTGCGGTTGGCCGTGTTCAGGCGGATCTCATCGTTCTGCAGGATCTCCTGCACCTGCTCCAAGGCCCACTGCTTGGCTTCTTGTTCGCCAGCAGCTTGGGCAATCCTGGCTGCCACGGTGGGGACTGCTTCTGGGATGATCTCTTTCACCTGGGCAAGGCTCACCGCTCCAGTCTGTTTGTCCCGCATGAAACGCTCCGTGAGATACCGGAGTCTCTCCATCTGCTCCTTTTCCTTGTTCGGAGTCGCAGCAGCGGCATAACGCTCGATGGCGGGGTTGAGCTGGGAGAGCGCGTCAGCAAGCTGGCCCAGGCGGTTATCTTGGGCGATGGCTTGAGGACGGACGTAGGTGTCGACCCGAGCCGCAGCCGGGGCTAGACCTACTCGTGCGGACGTATCCCGCTGGGTTACCACTCGGCCCCTCTTTTGGCGGACAGAGGGACGCGAGGAAGTCGAGGGCCGCAGCCCCGGTACGTTGTCCATTGGTTACCTCTTAGGTCGTCTTGGTGGTGGTCGTGGTGGACTTCTTGCCGAAGTAGTCGCCCACCGGGTCTTTGCCGGTGCGGGTGGTGTAGTTGGCGTAGGCTCCAGCAGCGCTCGAACCGATCTGCAGGGCAGTTGCCCAGCCACTCGGGCGGATGCCAGGAGCGGTGGCGTTCATCTGGCCCATGGCCTGGTTACGGGCACCAGCCATCTCGGAGTTGAGCTGGTCGAGCGACCAATCGCGGTTCTGCTCGATGGTGCTGATGTCACGGGATGCAGTGGCGCCGATGTCGGCCAGGATGGATTGAACGGAGAAGCCAGAGACTCCAGCCTCACCGGCTGCTGCGTAGGCCGAGGACATCTGCCGTACCGACTCGCGGCGGCGCTCCTCGATCTGCTGGGCAGCGCTTTGGGCTTCTTGCTGCTGGCGGTTCTGGATGGCGATGTAGCTGTCCCGCAGGGCAGCCTGAGCGTTACGTTGGTTTTGTTCGTGTTGCTTGGTCTGCATCTTCGCCTGTGCCGACCCTTGCTGGTACGCAGCGACACTGGACACTGCACTGAGGGCGAAGGAAGCGATTGCTAAGGTTGTGGGTTCACACATCAGCGCCCCTCCAAGGGAATCAGTTTGGCGAACTCATAGAACCTGTGGCCGTTGAAGTCGAACTCACGCAGGAACGTGAATCCGGCCCACTTGAGCCACCGGATGTGGACTTGGTTTTCCGCGTGGACGGCGTTGGCCAGTACGCGGTAGTGCTCTCGGATACGCGCCAGATACGGACGGGTCTCGCGCAGGATCTGAACCCAGTGATCCTTGATGGCATCGGTGGCCATCATCCAGACGTACCCCAGGTAGGGTTCATCGGATGGGCAGGTGCCCCAGATGATCTGAGGCTTTTCCTGCCCATCGACTGCCACGAAGCAAGGATCAGGCGAGTCGACCCCAACCAGCAGGGCTTCCAGGGGATCTTTCCGCCCAACTGCTTGGAGTTCTCGAAGGTCAGCTTGGCGAAGACGCGGTGCCATATCGACGGCATCCTCATGGGTTGCTCGTCGAACGGTGAGCATCACAGTCTCCTTGAACGAATGACGTAGAACGCCTCCCATTCGGCGCTCAGGAAGAAGCACGGGAGGTAGCTGTCGTTGACCAGCTCGATCTCGACCTGATCGTTCTTGGCCATGACGGGGAAGCTGAACTTGCCTTCCTCGATAGCCACTTGGCCCAGGATGTTCCGACCGGAGCCAACCACACGTCCCGAGAAGATGTACCTGTAGGTATCCCTGCGGAACGGCGTTACCTCAGCCCGGAAGTACCCGGCGTTGTTGTAGAGCACCGACATCTTGCGGAGCTGGATGCGACCCTCACCGATGGTCAACTGGCCCCCGCCGATGGCCTCCTCCTTGATGACCAGGGTGGAGAACCGATAGCGGAAGGTGTACGGCTTGCCGATGTAGAACGGCTGGCCCCGCCAATCACCCTTGAAGCTCAGCACCGAGAACGTCCCGGTGTTGTCCAGGGTGTAGTCGCTCACCACGAAGCCAGGAACTCGGGAGCCTCCAGGCGCGGTGACCAGTTGCACGGCCTCCCCGGTGCGCAGCTTGTACGGCAGCGTGACCTGGGTGACGTTGTCCGCCTCCAGGGTCTGGTCGTTCTCCACGAAGGTCACCGTGCAGCGGGCCTGGGTGACCATACTGTCGAGGTGGACGGCAATGTCCCAGTTGGCCTCAATCGCACCGGGTTCGAGGTTGATCACCTCAAGGTGCAGCCCGTCGCTTCGCCGGATGACGAAGTACAGGCGCGACTCGATGAAGTCGCAGTTGAGGATCTGGTCATCGGGATGGAACTCCCAGCGCGACCACGAGGACTGCAGCTTCTCGCCGTTGCTCCAGTAGTACTTGTAGACCCAGGCACAGTTGCGTTGCTGATCCGAAAGCACCACAACGCAGTCCTCGTTGGAGCTTGCGGCGATCTTGTAGACCCCGCCTGGGATGTACTTGGGCACATGGCCGGTAATGTCTGCCGCATCCTCGGACTCGGTCTCACCGTCGACGTAGTACTCCCGAAGCCCCGTGAAGGTGCCCCGGTTGACGGCGAAGTAGACGTACCGACCGGCGCCCACCGGCTTGGCTCGCAGGGAGCACTCGTACTCGGTCGTCTGGTTCACCGAGATGGTGTCAGGCGTGAGCACGTCAGCCGTGCCGAGCTGGAACTGCGTCTTGTCGCTGAATAGCAGCATGGTCTCGTTGAACGGCACCGCATGGCGCAGGATCGAGACCTTGACGTGGGAGACCCCGATGTCGATGGGGTCGGTGTCCAGCACCGTGGTGGCCGTGCCCCGGAAGAAGCTGAAGTACTCACCCGAGCGGGAGAAGACGATGTTCTCGTCGCTGATGAATCCCAGCCGGTTGCGGTGGAAGAAGATGTCGTTCAGCGGTCGCCCCACGAAGGACGGCAGCGGGTTACTGTCCAGATCGCCCACCTTGCGCTGATCCCAGTCGAGACGCTTGAAGGTGAACGTACCGTCGGCGTTGCGGATCAAGGCGTGGGGCATGGTCGAGGCATCGAAGCCAACCGACTCGCCGCCCTTGACGGTCTCCTTCCAGACACCCGAGGTGGTGCCGGTGCCGGTGGTGTCATAGGCCACGAAGTAGTTGTCGAAGGACGACGACTGGTCACCGACGATCTCGACCGTGAAGCCAGCGATGGCCCTGGCCGGAAGATCGGAGAACCGCTGGGCCTTCTGGGCAATCACCTCCAGGCCGTTGTCCCCGATGGAGTCATCGGAGCTGATCGTGAAGCTGGCCCCATCGGTGCGCTTGATGTGGATCGTTGAGCCGTACCGGACAACCGACCAGCCGGTGCCAAGCGCAGAGGTGATGCCGCTGGTGAGCTGGGTGGCGATGTAGTCGGTGGTGACTTGGTTGACGTGCGCAGCCTGGGAGCCGTCAGGCGCCGAGAAGCTGGCCGTCTTGCCGTCGACCGTCAGGTAGTACTTGGCACCGTAGGCACCTTGCTTGACCCAGGCCAGAGCCTCGTAGGGACGGCTTGCGGTCAGCGTGGTGGATTCCTTGGTGGCGACCTTGGTGTTCAGCACGAAGGTGTAGTCCGCAACGGTGACGCACCGAAACTCCTCTGCCGGGTTGGCCGAGGACAGGTAGGTCTTGCCGTTGGGGAACGTCACGGTCTTCTCGCCCCCGTTCAGGTCGAACACGCGCAGGTTGCCGTTCTGGATCAAGACGACGTACTGCTCGACCGAGTCGCGGTTGATTGTGTGGACGTACAGGCTGCCAGCGATGTTGGGCAGCTTGGCGAGGTGGCGAGTACCGGGGCGCTTCCGCAGCCCTTCGACCACGGACGAGTGGGCGTTGATCTGCTCCTGGCATTGAGAGGCCAGTCGCATCGCATAGGGCTGCTGACTCACCCCATTCACCAAGTTGGGAATGGTCGTGGAGATCAGGCTCATGGTTAGCGATCCAGTACCCGGAAGACCGAGTAGTTGTCGGACAGGATGTTGTAGTCAGCCGTGTCTGCTTCCATCTCCTTGAGGGTCACCAGGGCGCGGGTCTCGTCGACGGTCGAGAAGCGGGACAACTCGATGGAACCCAGGACGCGCTCTTGGAAGATGCGGGAGGCACGGATGGTGATGTACTGGCGGGCGGCTTCAGGCAGCTCCTCGAAGGGAAGCTGGGTCACCATGTCCACCAACACGGACTTGTTGATCTGGTAGGTGTGGTTGCGGCGGTCATAGAGGCGCTTGCCTCGTACCACCACGTCGATCTGGTCGTCAGGTGTAATGGTGTCGCAGCGCAGCACCCCGTTGGGTAGCTCGCATTCACCCTCTTGGTTCGGAGTCAGCGGGTAGCCCTTATCGGTGTTCCAGTGCCAGCCCCTGGCCTGGACTTCCCGGTCAACCGAACGGAGGATCTGGCGGGCCATTACGGCGTCGACTACGCCACTATCCTCGACGGTACTGATCGGGGCTTCACCGATGGTGGAGAGCATCGTGTTGATGGCTTCCAGCTCAGTGGTTGGAGAAATCATGGAACCCCCATAAGAAAAAAATAGGAGAGCCATTTCTGGCCCTCCTATGCGATGGTGGATAGTTGCTTACGCAACAGCGGTGGACAGTTCCACTGCAGCTTCCGGGCGCAGAACGCCGTGGCCGACCGCGTACTTAGCAACCATCAGGGTGCCCTGACGGCTGATCTGGTACTCGGACTCCATGCCCAGGTCGAGCAGCTTCACAGTGCCGATTGCCGACGGGTGCATCACCAGACCGACAGTCTTGGAGAAGTCACCGGCGTACTTGTCGCCAGTGCCAGCGTCCAGGGAACCTGCAGCGACGACGGTGTTCGGCAGGTTGTTGGTCTTGACGATGGTGATGCCAGCAACGCGGATCACATTGCCGCCAGCGTAAGAACCCTCACCGCCCCAGTCGCGGTTCAGAACCTTGGTGGACTTCGCCAGGGCGTAGAACTGGGCCGGGCGAACGAACAGGTAGCGCTCGTCAGCCGGTACGTCCTTCTCGTCGAGGATGCGAGCAGCCTCGAACATGGCGTCCGCCAGGGCATCGCCGTTATCAGCGACCACGTTGTTGATGGTGGTGCCACCGAACTGATCCGGGTCGTTGATGGTCTTGGCGGTGCGGGCAGCCAGCACACCAGTTTGCAGGATGTGCTTGTCCATGGTGTTCGCCAGCTTGGCACCCATCTCGCGGGTGTAAACCGAGCGAACGTCGTAGTGGTTCTTCGCCTCGTCGATGTTGGCGATGAAGGTCGGAGCGATCAGGAGTTCATCAATGGTGATGATCTTCTCGGCGTGCTTCAGGGTGCCGCCCAGAATCTCCTGGCCCGGAGTGTGGTAGTAGGCGCTCGCGCGGCCCATTACCGGGAATTGAGCAGACTTGCCGTTGGCGATGGTTCGCACTTGGTGCTTGCCCATCATCACGTTGGTCTTCTCGAAGCTGGTGAGAACTTCACCAGCGAACACTTTCAGGAACAGAGCATCGACAGCGCCGCTGCCGTTGATCTGACCAAGACGCGAAACGATAGCGTCAGCCATTTGTTACCTCGTGAACGATTGATAGGAGTGGTTTGCTCCCAGCAGCCATCCACGCGCTGCGCACAAGGTTGTCCTTCCGGCTCCACCCGCAGGTGGGTCAGTTGGGCCGAGGCTCGTGCATGAAATGCTTTGGGTGCTAAGTCACCGGCTTTGCTGCCAGTGCGACTTGAGGCACTCGTCGTTCGAGGTAGGGGTTGCCCAGTAACGTCTCCCGACGTGCTAGGGCTTGTGCAGTTTCCGTAGCTGCACCCGGAGATACGATAGGATCACCTCCTTCTGCTTGGGGTTTGGCTGGCACGGCAGGGATCGAACCTGCGACCGCCCGGTTAACAGCCGGGTGCTCTGCCATCTGAGCTACATGCCAGTGAACGCTCCGTGATTCGGCAGACGGAGCAAGCTGCCTAGCGGCCCCACGATTTGAGCGTGGCCTTAGATACGCGGGTGACGGGGAACCCGGCCAGAGGCTTGGGGGCGATGGAATCCTGGGAAAAAGCGAGGCCGACATGAAGCCAGCCCCGAAGTACCAACCAACAGGAGAGATCGGAGAACGATCTTGTTCTCCATAACTGTGTGGTAATTACCGGAGGCAGAACTTCTCCCACTTGAGGTTGTGGGCGAAGACCTCCTGCTTGGTCGTCGGGGTGTCGTCTTCATGCCAACTGATGGGTTTCGCCCAGGAGCAGTCATCGACTGGTGCGTTGGTAGCGGCGCATCCGCTCAAGATCAGCATCAGACAAACCGCCCCGAGCCACCCGTAGATCAATCTCATGGGCTTCTCCTCGGCGCTGTTGCTCGGCCTCCATCGCCTCCAGGCGCACCTTGCGCTCACCTTCCTGGCGCAACTTGTCGTCACGCAGGAGGGTGAGCACCAGGGTGGCTAGTTGGAGGATCGACTGGAGCGCCTTGAGGAACGCCTTCACAGCTTCTCGCCGGGCAGCTCCTTGGCCTTGCGGGTGACAACGCCAGCGAGCGCTTCGACGACCTTGTAGACCTTGCCCACGATCTCGTCATCACGAGGGGTCGGGGTCAGGTTGACGATGGCCAGGGCCAGGGCATGGGCAGCCACAATGACTGCCAGGATGCCGTCCCAGTTTTCGAGGACAGTTTCGATCATGGTTCACCTCAGAAGATGTTGGAACGAGCCAGACGGGCCTCTACCTCACGGCGGTAGGCCGGATCTTTCTCATAGCGGGGGTCTTGCATTGCTGCGGTCAGTTGAGCCAGGGACTCGTAACCACCGGCACCGCCACCGTTCTGGCCATTGACCAGCTTCGGATCGGAGCCGACTGCCTTCTGGTAGCGGTACGCCAGGGACATCACGGCACTGCGCACGGTGTCCATGTCGCCGCTCTCGACAGCCAGGTTGTAGCGGTTCAGGTCTTCCTTGCTCAGGTTGGCCAATGCCCACTGCGACATGGCCTGGAAGGCTTGCTCGCCGCCGACCTCTTGGAAGATGGCGTCACGGGCGCGCTCAGCCTCAGCCTCTACGCCAGCGATGTACTGGTCGACGTAGGCACGCGGGATGCCGGCCTTCTCCAGTTGGGCGTAGTGGTCTTCGGACAGACCGCCGTTGGCCTCGTAGAAGCTGGACATCTCCTCGATGTCGAAGCCGCTCTTTTGGGCCAGCTCGTCGAGCTTCTCGGGGGTCATGTCGGTGACATCCGGCTTGGCCTGTTCCTGGGGCTTCTGGCCCAGCTTGCGCTCCAGCTCCTGATACGCCTTGGCCAGATCGTCGACGGACTGGAACTTGCCCAGCAGAGGCTCTTGAGGTTTCGGCGCGTCGTTGCCCAGGTTCGCCAGCTCGGCGTTCTTCTGGTCAACTGCAGCGGCCATGGCTGCATCGTGGCCAGCCGGGGCTTCGCTGTTCGGGGTGCCTTGGGTGTTCAGGACTTCAGCCATTTGGTTCTCCTCTTAGTGGTAAACGATCACGAGGCCGCTGCTGGTCTTCTCCACGCGCTTGCTGGCCTCTTGGGGTTGCTTGTTGGTTTCAGCCGCAGAAACAGCGGGGGCCACCTTGCGGCGACCCCCTTTGGTTTCCTGGCTGGTGACTTTCGGTTGAGCTTCGTCAGCCATTCTTCACACCTGCCTTGACTACTTCGGTTGCCATTCCCATACCGCCCTGGGCGAGCATTTGGCCTAGCTGGGCCATCTGTTCTTCCTGGGCTTGCTGTTGCTGCATCGCCTTGACTTCCTCCTCGCTGCGCACCAGACCCTTCATATCCAGGCCAAGCGCTGTACCGCGACGGGTCATGTAGTCCCCGACGTTGAGGTAGCGAGCGACCACCTCCGGGCCGAACGTCTGGTTCACGCCCTGGATGAAGGCATCGAGCTTGTTCAGGTCGTGCCCACGGCCAAGGGCTTCCAGGCCGGTGGTGATGGTCGGGCGGACGGTGTCCTTCGGGAGTGCCGGGATCTTCTTGCGCTTCTCCAGTTGCAGGATCAGGCGCTGCACCAGGGGGAACTGGAACTCCTGGGAGAGGATCGAGTAGACGCCGCCCAGGGCATCCTCCAATTCACCGGCCATGTACCGAATCTCCTCGGCGGTCACGCGCTCGCCACCACGCTGAACGGCGGTGTTGAGCAGGAACGCAAAGGACAGCCGCTGGCTGATCGCCTCGATGGTCTCGAAGGCGATGCGGAAGTCAGCGAACTTCTCCACCTGCAGAACCGTCACGTCAGCGGCGTTGCCGGTGCGGACAGCCCCGTTGGGGGATTCGGTCAGGGTGCGCTGCTCGGTGGCGCCATTGGGGTTCACGAGGAACAGCACCTTGGCTGCTGCGGCCGAGCCTTCGACGATGGCCTGGGTCAGGGCTTCCAGCGACCGGAGGTCACCGTAGTACTCCTCGACGTAGCCACGTCCGTAGTCCTCACCGTCGATCTTGGTGAACCGCAAGGCCAGCCACGGGGACTTGTCCAGCGGATAGGTGCCCTCGGTGCCGGGGACACGCTCACCCTTGACCTCTTGGTAGATCCGCCACTCGTTGCCGTCCCGGTAGATCCGGGTGTACAGCTCCAGGGTCTTCTCCTTGGTCAACTGCGGGGCGTCCTTGAGCTTGGCCAGGAAGTCCTGCGGCAGTGCCTCGGGCGAGACCACGTCCTGCACGATGATCTCCAGCACGTTCCCCATGGGGTCACGGCGGACGACGTAGCGATCCAGGCGGTAGACCTTCATGCCTCCCTCGGGGGCGAGGTACAGCAGCACGTTGCCCGCGACGAGCAACTGCTTGAGACCTTCGCCGGTCGAGACGCGGATGGCCTGGGACTCGATGTCGTACATGACAGCACGCTCGATCTTGCCCAGGGCTTCCTCAACCTCGGCCCTCATGCCCTCTTGCTGGGTCATCTGCTCCAGGGTGTAGTCGTCCACCGTCAGCCGGAAGAACGGACTGTTCGGCGGCATGAGTGCCAGGAGCAGCTTCGAGGAGAGGTTGTTGACGCCGCGAGCGCCCAGCCCCTGGAACGGGGTCGGGAGCTTGGTGTGCGGGGAGTGGTTTGCAGGAGGAAGGAGCGACGGGATGGTGAGTTTGGCAGCTTCTCGTGCGCGTTGAAGGAATGGCTCACGGAAGCTGATCAGGGCGTTGTAGCGCCCGCCAGCCGTTTGTTCCATACGCCTCCTTGATTAACCCACCGGAATGTTCAGGCCACTGCCGGTGTTGGCTCCACCTGCGTTGTTCAGGTCGATACGCAAGCCATTGCGGCGATTGCGCTTGCGGGTGCTCAGCTCCTCGGGGGTGCTGACGCCTTCCGCGTTCTGTTCAGCCTTCGGTGCCTCCTGGGCCGGAGGGGCTTGCTCGACTACCTTGGGCTTGTCAGCCTTGATGCCGAACACCGCACCACCAACGGTCTTCGAGACGACCTTCTTGATGGACTTGGTGACGGACTTAACCGCCTTCTTGATGCCACCCACTGGTTAACACCTCATCACAGTCATGGTTTCTGTCAGGCCATGCCGGGCGTAAAGCCGTCGGATGGCCGCTTTGTTGCTGGCTGCGCGTGTGCCGAACTCACAACCCCTTGCCCCGTGGAGCAGCGCGAAGGTCTTCATCACCTCGAACACCTCGGACAACCGGGTACTCCCAGTCCCTACTCGAAGCAGGTACTCCTCGGTGAGCACAAATCCACGGGCGTACCACTCGGAGGCTTTCGAGTAGCCGATCAGGTAGTCGGAGTTGATGAGGACGATGTGGTGGTCTCGAAGGGAGACCTCTGCAGCTTCGTCTGCGGACAGTAGCCACTGGCCGTAGTCGGCCTTGTGGATGTCGAAGTAGAGCTTCATGGCCTCCCGAACGGTTGGCTCGATCTGCTCACGGGTCAATGGGGTTGGGGTTCCAGCATCCAGGCGCAGATACTGGGGGATGAACACGGCTACCTACAGGCGGTAACCGCCGAACTTGCGCTCCTCCTCGTTGCGGTCGAGGTCGATGCGCAGCTTGTTCCGCAGCGGGGTCTTCTTGGTACTGAGGTTGGTGTCCTCGTTCTCGGGGACGCCTTGCTCATCGGCGGCAGATTTCTCCGGTGCCGGCGGCGCTGCTGCGGGGGTGCTGGACTTCATTTTTGGGGTCTTAACGAAGCACATGAGTGTTCTCCAACACGTTCTCTTGCTGTTGCTCATACACGCGACGGAGCAACCGGATTACCCGGCGCTCACCTACGCGCATCCAGATTTCACGCTCAGACCACTCAGGCTCAGGACAACGCTCTGGGAAGCGCTGCTCCAGGGCATCGAGTAGCTTTTTGGAAATCACAGGTAGTTGATCCATAAGTTGCACTCTATGAATTTTTTCCGTCCTCCATTACTGTGTGGTAATTGCATGGGCACAAAAAAGGCGCCGTAAAGCGCCTTTGGGTTAGGACAGTTGTAATAATCGACCTAAATGAAGGAGGAACAGCTCCTCACTAAGCTCTAACTCCTCCTGTTCAGTCGCGTCAGGGTTGTGGATGTACCAACTGGTCGTGATCGTTCCGTACGCTGTCAGTTGTGCCCGCCCTCCTGGCCCCTCCATCAGCATCGCCCGGTAAGGAACAAGCGCTCCATCGCGCTTGAGGGGCCTGATATGCACAGAGTCTCTGAGAAATCGAATGATAAGCTGATCGCCTACCTCGGTGATCGTCTCACCAGCAACGTCGAACTCGTAAGTGAAGCGTTGTCGCTCCACCTTGAGAGATTCTTGTTGATACGAGGAGAGCCATTGTTCGATGATGCGGAGCAAAGAGCTTCCCTCTTGACGGGCCTCGCTTAAAGCCAACCGCGCATCACCAAGCTCATCTTCCAGCCGTTCCCTCTTGCGTCGTAAAGCGAGTGCGAACTCATCCATTTGCATTCCTCCATGACCACGCCGGTTATACAGCCGCTTCAGTGCTTTTTTACCGAACTCAGCGGATTATTCCCACCCCCAGTCGCCCTCCATTCCCTTGTGGTTGTAGTCAGTGACCCGACCCTCGAAGAAGTTCTTCTGGTTGTCACCGGAGACGATGTGGTCGACCCACGGCAAGGGGTTCTTCTCGATCCCCCAGTTCGGCTTGAGGCCGAGCTGAACCAGACGGCGATCCGCGATGAAGCGGATGTACTGCTTGACCTCCTCCTTGGTGAGCGCCTTCGGGCCACCCAGGGAGAACGACAGGTCGATGAAGCGATCCTCCAGGGTGACACCCTGGCGGAACATCTCGTAGATCGCCCGCTTGAACGCATCGGTGACGATCTCCGGGTGCTCCTCGCAGTGACGCCGGAACAGCGCCGCCATGATCTCGACGTGCTTGGTCTCGTCGCGGATCGACCATTCGACTATCTCGCACATGCCCAGCATCTTCGAGCCAGCCTCGGGGCGCTGGTAGTTGAGGAGCTGGACGAAGGCCGAGAACAGGCTCATGCCCTCGTTCATCACGGTGCGGGCGAGGTTCGGCCCCATCTGCGCCGGGCCTGGAACCACAGCGAAGTCCTGCATGAACTCCGCTTTGTCGGCCATCTCCTCGTACTCAAGGAACGCCCGGTACTCACTCTCGGGTAGGCCGAGGGTGTCGTTCAGCAGCGCATAGGCGCGCATGTGGGTCGACTCCCTGTTGGCGATGGAGAGCAGCGCCATGCGGGCTTCGTTGTTCTTGAAATACGGCAGGAACACGTCGACGTAGGAACCACCCACGATCTGGTCGCTCTGGGTGAACAGGCGCAGGATCTGGGTGATGTGGTTCTTCTCGACCGGGGTGATCGTCCCGTCCTTCCACTGGTTCACGTCACGCTGCAGGGATGCCTCCCACTCGCCCCAGAACAGGGACTCGTGGTCGATGGCGTGGTTGACGAACTCGGGGTACAGGAAGGGTTTGTAGGTTTGGCTGTAGGTGGTCAGCCCTGACATGCTAGGCATTCCTCCTCTGCGTTGAAGTCTTTCAGTGCTTTGCGATCGATCTTCTGGCTGACCTTGTCCCCACTGAACCCGGCATCGGTGCGCAGGTAGTACACGCCCTTGAGTCCCCGCTGGTACGCCATGAGGTGAACCTCGTTGACGTAGCGGCGCTCGGAACCGAACGGGAAGTACAGGTTCAGGCTCTGGCCCTGGCAGATGTGCTCCTGGCGATCAGCAGCGAGGTCTACGACCCACCGCATGTCCAGCTCGAAGGCGGTCTTGAAGACCTCCTTGTCGTACTCGTCGAGGAAGTCCAGGTGCTGGACCGACCCTTTGTGCAGGATGATCGACTGCCAGACCTCGTCGGTGTTGTGGCCGAGGGATTCCAGCAGCGCCTCAAGGTGCGGGTTCTTCACCAGATGGGAACCAGCACGGGTGCGCTGGGTGAAGGCGTTCGAGCGCAGCGGTTCGATGGACGGACTGGTGCCGCAGATCAGGCCGCTGTTGGCGTTCGGTGCGATGGCCAGCAGGTGGCTGTTGCGACGGCCAGTGCCCACCATGTCCGGTGCCTCGCCGCGCTCCAGGGCCAGCTCCTGGCTTGCCTCAATGGCGTCGGCCTTGATCTTGGCGAAGATGCGGCGGTTCATGGACTTGGCGATGACCGACTCCCACGGCACCCGCTTGCTCTGCAGCAGGGAGTGGAAGCCCATGGCGCCCAGGCCGATGGCCCGTTCACGCATGGCCGAGTACACCGCACGGCTCATTACGTCCGGGGCGTGCTCGATGAAGTAGTCCAGCACGTTGTCGAGGAACCGAACCCAGCGATGCACGAAGCGCGGGTCTTTGCTCCACTCGTCGAACTTCTCAAGGTTGATCGACGAGAGGCAGCACACAGCCGTGCGCTCGGCGTCGGTCGGCAGGTGAATCTCGTTGCACAGGTTCGAGCCATGGACGCGCAGCCCCAGGGCACGCTGGGCCTCGGGCAGAGCGCGGTTCGCTGTGTCGATGAAGTTCAGGTACGGCTCGCCGGTACGGAAGCGAACTTCGAGGATCGACTGCCACAGTTCTCGCGCATCCACTGTTTCAACCACAGCACCGCTATGAGGGCAGCGAAGCTCCCAAGATCGACCAGCGAAAACAGCAGCCATAAAGTCATCGGTGATGTTGATCGCGTGGTGGATGTTGAAGCACTTGCGGTTCACGTCACCCCCGGTTGGGAGGCGAATGTTCATGAACTCGACGACATCTGGATGGGAAATGGACAGGTACGCCGCATAGGAACCCTTGCGGGTCTTGCCCTGGCGGAACCCTTCGACGGCGCTATCAGCGATCTTGATGTGCGGCAGCGGGCCGACCGACTTGTCGGACACAGCTCGCACCAGATCCCAGTGACCGCCGACGCCACCGCCCATCATGGACAGCCAAGCCAGCTCGACCTGATGCTGAACCAGACCCTCGCGGGTATCCGGTACGAACGACAGGAAGCAACTGATCGGCATGGCCTTGGGCAGCTCGCCCGGCATGGGGGCGTTGCTCAGGATCGGGCTGGAGTACATGGCCCAGCCAAGGGAGACATCGTCGTAGATGTCCTGGGCGAACTGCAGGTCTCCCTTGCAGAACGCCAGTGCGGGGCGCGCAAAGGCGCGTTGGAAAGTCTCACCCCCAGAAAGATAAAACCCCCGCAGGAGGTCTCCTGCGAGGGCTGTCAGTCGGGCATCACGCCCATTGTCCAGGGTGAGACCGTGGTAGGTCTCAAGGTGCATCTTTGACGAAAACTCCGTTGATCATCTTTCCGGTTCGGTTCTTGATCTGGTCGTAGGCCGAGGCGAGGCACTGACCGAGGGACAGCCCGTGCATTCGGGCCTGGATGATGAGGGTCACGACGATGTCGCCAATGGCATCCTCGATCTCGTCGAGGTTGTTGGCGGCGATGCCGGTGAACAGCTCCATGACTTCCTCGTGGGTCTTGTCCCACTGGCTGGCCGGGGTTGCTTTCTCGAAGATGCCCCGGTCTTCCGCCCACTTGATCACAGCGGTTTCCAGGCTCTCGATCATGCAGCGCGCTCCTTGGCGAACAGGAAGTCGTTCACCGCACGCTCCAGGCGCAGCAGCTTCTTCTCGTACCACTCGGCCTTCTCCAAGTCCTGCAGCCCGGCCTTCTTCTGGTAACGCCAGCGGTACTTGAAGGAGTTGCCACGCAGGTAACCGCGCAGCTCCTCGATGGTCATCATCGAGACCATGGCCTCGAAGCACTCGATGTTGATGCCGTCCACGTCCTCGACGAGGGCACCGCGCACAGCGGCAAGCATGGGGTCGAGCTTCCCCTTGTAATGGCCAGGGTGGTTGACCATGTCGATCACGGATTCCATAGCTTCACCTTCTTGGTCTTGAAGTCGTAGTCGGATGCCCTGCAGATACGGGCCACGCGGGCCTGGACGAGGGCTTCTTCTTCGGAGAGACCGGCCTTGGCGAACGCCTCGACGACCTTCTCCCAGGCGCCTTGCACGTCGAAGAACTGGTCGTGCTTGGTCTCGTGGGCGAACGGCAGGAGGATCTTGTCGGCCTTGGCCGGGCCGATACCTGGGCAGCCCTTGTAGCCATCGGTGATGTCGCCGGTCAGGGCTTGCTGCAGGTGGTGGTAGTTGGCTTGGTGCTCGGTGACCTCGAACACGCCCAGCTCGGTGCGGTGCGTGTGGAAGTGCAGACCTGGGATGGTCTTGAGGTCTTTGTCCTTGGTGATGATGACCTTGCGGCCCTTGAGCTTCGGCCATGTGGAGAGGATGCCGAGCACGTCGTCAGCCTCCAGGCCCGGACGGATGAACGTCTCGAAGCTCTCCTTGAGCTGCTCCTTGAGCGGCTTGAGGATCATCGGCTTGCGCTGGCCGACCCGGTTCTCCTTGTAGGAAGGGAGCACCGAGCTGCGCCAGTTGGTCTCGTCCGTCAGGGCCACGATGATGCGGTCGGCGTTGATCGCCTCGGCCACCTCATGCACCCGGTCGACCACTCGGAGGCGGCCCTGGTCTTCCCACGCATGGAGAGTCCAGAGGCCGTCACCCCAGTGGATCGGTTCCTCGGCACCAGCAGCGATCTCGTAGGCGAAGATGTCGCCGTCGATCAGCGCGATGGTTTCAGTGGACATCACGGCCTCCAGGAAACGGGATGACGTTGTCTCCCTGACCGACCAGACGCGGTGCTACGAGATGCTTGAGGTCTTCCACTACGAACATCAAGGCAGCCCTTATGAAGCCCTGTCCTGCTTCATCCAGTGCCTTGTCCAGGGCTTCACTGAGGCGGATCACATCGGTTACACGGGCGGTCACCGGGTCTTCGATGCCGCTCAGATCAAGGTTCAATTCATCCACTGGTGGATTCCTCCAGACGTGTCAAAGCCGCCCAGGAGACTGGGAACAGCGGTTCGATGATTGAGCCGACCTCCTGGGCCAGCACTTGAATCTCGTGCTGGGCGTGCGGGTCGGTACGTTTCAGGTAGAAGTTGGCGAAGGCGTACAGGTTGCCAGTCCAGATCCAGTTCACCTCGCAGCCTTGCGGCAGGATGAAGCGGGCCTGTTCAGGGCAGACGCCGTCACGGATCATTTCCTCGTACAGACGGATCGCGTACTCGCCAGCCATGCGGTACTCCCGGCGCCACTCGTGGCTGCGCGGGTGCTCACCGGCAGAGCCTTGCTTGGCCGAGCCTTCGGGCTTGCAGCGGAACACGGGTGGGATGTACAGCTCAGGCGTGGAGTTGATGTACCGGCGAGACTCCTCGTTCTCCACCAGACCCTGCTTGTGCTTGAAGCATTGGGTGCGGATCGGCACCGGGGCTTGCATCCGTAGGGTGATGCTGGTGTGAGCGAAGGGAGTCCAGTGGTCGTGCTTGGCGAGATAGCGGATCAGCCGGGCATCATCGACACCGAACTCATCCTTTACCTTGGCGAAGGACACGCGGGCAGCGTTCACCACACTCAGGTCGCTACCCATATGGTCAACGTACTGCGCTCTCAATTCTCTCCTCCGGTGTATTCCAAAAGAGCGCGACCCGCAGGGGTGACGCGCCAGTGTTTGCTGTAAGTCCCATGGCCAGCATGGGTGGTCAGTAGTCCTCGGCTTGCCAGCTCAGCCACGCGCACTGCGTTCTCCCGTGCGTAGTTGCTCTGCACGGTGAATGGCTCGATGTAGGCTCGCTGCAGGACGATCAGGGTCTTGCGGTTCATCAATGACAATCACTCCAATTGCTCCCGGTCTTGGCCTCGCCATCCAGTGGGCATCGCCAGTTGAAGTCGCGGCCAGCTTGCTGGAAGGCCCACACGGCAACCTGGGCAACTTCGTCTGCGATCTCCTTCCTGGCCTGGAGCTGGTACTCGTCGTGAACGTGGGCCAACATCGCCCAGTCCTTGCCGAAGACGTATCCACGAGTGGATAGCTCCCGATACAAGTTGACCGTGGCTTGTTTAACCAACAGGGCACCGGCTGATTGCAGGAGGGTGTTGAGGGCGGCGTGGTCGGATCGGATGTGCAGGTGTCGCCCGTCGATCCCGACGAGGTAGCCCCGCTTCTTCACGGCTGACGCAACGTCTTCGCGTAGCCGCTTCAATGCGGGGGTGCGTTTCAGGAAGTTCTCCTTGAGCTTCTTCCCTTCCTTCGCACCCTTGCCAACGATCTGCCCGATCTTCTCGTCGCCAGCTCCGTAGAGATAGGCGTAGATGAACGTCTTCGCGTTATCCCGAGTGGGCAGACCGGCTGCCTTCTGGTTCTCCGTGTGGATGTCACCTTCGAGCAGAACCTTGGCGTAGGCTCCCCCGTCATACCGCGCCATGTAGTGGGCCAAGCAGCGCAGCTCAAGGCCCGAGGCGTCGGCACCGATCTGGACGTAGCCAGGATCAGCACCGAACAGTGCCCGACACTCCTTGCCGAATGGGGCACGGACTGACGGCACCTGGGCGACGTTGGGGTGGCTGTGGGTACAGCGCCCGGTCACGGCACCGATGGTGTTCACTGAGCCGTGGATGCGCCCATTGCGTTCCAGCTTGAGCCAAGCCTGGTTACCCTCGGCCAGTTGCCCGATGCGTTTCTCGATCAGGAACCGGCGAGCCAGGAGCTTGGCCGCTGGGTACGGCAGCTTGGAGAGTACCGTCTCGTCGACCTTGGGCTGACCACTCTCGGTGAACTCCTGGGGTTTCCAGCCGTGCAGCTTGGTCAGGCGGTCAGCGATCTGCAGTCGGCTGGCGGGGTTGAACTCTTGCAGGGTGATCTTGCAGTACGGAACCCCGGCCTCAATGCCCTGGGTACGGTTCGGGCGCTTGGGCATGGCGACCCCGGCGTTGACGTACCAGGGCCGGAAGGCGCCTTTGAGTTCCGCGTCCAGCTTCTCCCGCTCGGCCACCAGGGTGGTGTACAGAGCAGCGGCTGCCTGGGTGTTGAAGGCAAACCCGTGGCGCTCTTGCAGACCGATGATGAAGGCGAACCAGTGCTCCAGCTCGACGGCGCGCTCGGCCACTTCCTTGGACTGGATCTTCTTCCACAGCGCATCGGTGACCTCAACGTCCTGCTCGCAGTACGTCTGCATCTCAGGCGTCCAGACCTGCCAGTCCGAGGTCTTACCGAACTCACCCTTGTAGACCCCGAGGCGGTAGCCCCAGGCTTCCAAGGAGTGGGAGCCTCGCAGCTTCCCTGGCAGTTTCCCCTTGCGGATCAGGCCGGTGTCCCGGTCACCGATCTCCGGCCAGATCAGGCGGGTCAGTACCAGGGTGTCACGCAGCCGTTCGAGCGGAATGTCGAACCAGGGGTAGACCTGCTGCAGCGCGGGCATGTCGAACTTGATGATGTTGTGGCCGACCGCGAGGTCAGCCTCCATCAGCCAAGCCAGCCCCTCTTTGATGGGCGAGTAGCCCGGTTGGTCAGCGAAGGAGCCACGCTCCCCGGTGTTTGCGTCCTTGATCACGAGGGAATGGACGCGGTCGAGCTGGTGTAGCAGCCCGTTTGTTTCACAGTCGAACTCAAGGGTCTTCATCTGGGCCTCTCATGGGAGTACCTATGCGCTAGTGGATAGTTAGAAATCCGGCTTTTCCTCCCACGGTGGGTCGATGCCCTCCTGGGTGGTGGCCGGGGTGTCGTCGAAGCCGTAGTCGTCGGCGGTCTGGGCGATCTCGAACAGGCGACCAGTCTCTTGGTCGTAGCCGAGGCTCAAGGTGTGGCCGGTGGACTGGCCGGTGTAGCGGTCTTTGAGGATGCGGAAGGTGGTGGTCTGCCGTTCCTCCTCATCCTCGGCTTGCTGGTTCCGCTCCAGGCCGAACATGAAGTACGACCAGAAGCCGATGGCCCGGCTGCCCTTGAAGTGGCGGATCATCACGCGGCCACCTTCCTCGTGAGGCTTGCCCTCCGGGGTGGACAGGTGGCTGACGAAGTGGATGATGCAGCCCAGCTCGTTGGCCAAGCCCGCCATCTCCTTCATCAGTTGCTCGATGGATTCCTTCTCGTTCGAGGTGTCGGCCATCGCCGTGAGGTGGTCGAGGTAGATGTGCCTGATGCCCAGGCTGACCACCATGAAGCGGATCTTGGACTTGACCGCATCCCACTCGGTCTCGCCCCAGGAGTCGTAGAAGGTGACCTTGCCTTTGAGGTTGGCCACGGCTGTCTTCAATTCCTCGGGAGTCCAGCCAGCATCCGGCACATGGAAGCGCCGACCGGCGATCTTCCCGGCCACGCGCTTGGCGGTCTCGACCGGCTTCTGCTCAAGGAAGATGACGCCGACATGCTCGCCCAGCTCGACCACGTCGAAGGCGATCTGCTGGGTCATGAAGTCGGTCTTGCCCACGCCAGTGCCAGCGCCGATGGCGTACAGCTCACCCTCGCGGCGACCGTAGGTCAGCTTGGTCAGGGACTCGAAGCACCAGGGCTTGCCCCATTCGATGGGCTTCTCGACCTCGTCGAGGATGTCGTCGATGGAGACCAGCCCGTCGGGTCGGTACTCCTTCGCGTTCCAGATTGCCTGGATCACCTCCTGGCCACGGCCAGCGACGAGCATGTCGTTCGGGTCTTTGAGCGGGAGGCTGGCGATCTTGGCCTTGCCTGGGGGCAGCAGCTCGGCCACCTTGATGGCAGCTTCGCGGCCCGGCTCGTCCTGATCGAACATCAGGATGACCTCCTCGAAGGTGAGCACCCATTCGAGGTTCTCCTTGATGGAGTTGGCTGCGCCTTGAGCGCCGTTGGGGATGGACACCACGGGCCACTTGTTGCCCTGGAGCTGGCTCACGGTGAGGCAGTCGATCTCGCCCTCGGTGATGACCAGCTTCTTGCCGCCTTCGCCCCACAGGTGCTGGCCGAACAGGGCCACGCCTTTGAACTTGCCCCTGGTGGTGAAGGACTTGTCAGCGAACCGCACCTTCTGGGCGATGACCTCGCCTTCGTTGTTGCGGTACGGGGCCACTTGGACGGTCTGCTCTTTGAACTCACCGACGAAGTAGCCGAACTTCTTGCAGGTCTCCTCTGTGATCTTGCGTTTGCTTAGTGCCCGGTACTCTCCGAAGGGCACCAGTTCTTTCACTGCTGCCACTTGCTGTTTACCTCTGGGTGTTGAGTCCGACGCCTCCTCGTTGAAGTTCTTCCCGCACGAGAAGCACTTCCCCCAACCTTTGTCGTTGATCGAGTAGGCGTCAGAGGATTGGCCACAGGGACAAGGCAAGTGGGTTTGCACCCACTCGCTCATGCCGCCAGTTCACGCTCTGCTTGTTCAAGAGCGGCTCGCGGGTAGAGGTTCACCCGGACAATGCGCTCCTCACCGTGGAAGCGGACAGTGCGCTCCTGGCGCTGAGGCTCCTGGCCTTGGGCGCGGAGGATGCGGGCTGCTGCCTGACCCAGCTTCACCTTCTGGCTGTGCGTGAAGTAGCGGTGGGTCAGAGCGCGGTACTCGTCGACGGTCAGGATGTTCAACTCCTGGCTCATTGCATCGTTCTCTGCTTTGAGCCGGTCGATCTTCCGCTGGAGAATCTCGATGGCCTTCAAGACGAAGGCGTCCTCGTCCATCTCGCCGGTCGCTACCTTCTCCTCGCCCATGATGTAGGCGCCGTCCTTGCGGATGGCCGGGAGTACGTCGCGGGTTACCCAGTCTTGGAAGCGGCGGGCTTCGGGTTTGTCCGAGCGCATGATCAGTTTGTACAGGCCGGACTCGGAGACGAGGTAGGCACGGTACTGACCGGCTGTGAGAAACAGATTCTCATAGCCCTGTTCCTGCTTACGCACCTCTACCTTCTCGTCAGCACTCAGCGGCTTTAGGAAGTTGGTGACCGAGATCGGGTGGCCGCCGCTCGAAGTCAGGCTCGCGCCAACTGCCAGCAGCACATCACGCGCCACGAACCAGGGGTTGCCTTCGATCTCAACCACACGGATCTCGTTGGTGTTCTCGAACTTGTAGATGCTCACGTTGCTCATGTTCTGTCCTCCAGAAAAGACGAAGCCCGCTCAGAGGCGGGCTATGGGTGTTCGTTGGTAGCTGACCCGGTGAATCGTCGGGTCAGGTCAGTGGCCGATCAGTGCCTTCAGGTTCTCGGCGGTCTCCTTGGCTGCCTGGGCTTCTGCGATCAGCAGCAGGTTCTTCTCTTGCAGTCGGTCGATCTGCTCGGTGTTGCGGCTGACCTCGATGTTGTTGGTGGCGGTCAGTTGTTCGAGCTGGTCGATGGTCTTCTGGAAGGACTTGAGGATCTTGTTGAGCTGGATCATGTGGCCTCCTTATGCGCGGCGCTTCTGGGCTTTCAGGGAGTAGCGGGCGTAGCGCTGGCCGGTGAGCTTGTTGTGCTCCATCACGGACACGATGTCGTAGCCACGCTCCTTGAGGTCAGCGATGCGGCGCGGCAGTGCCATCACGCCGAAGTCCATCAGGGCCGAGCGTTGGGTGATCGTGTGGCCAGCACGCAGGTGGTTGAGGATCAGCTCGCATTGCGGGGACAGAGCACGGATTTGGGTGTGGGTCATGGGGTTCTCCTCACAGTTGTCGTGGGTCTTGAAACAGAAACCCCCGGCAGCGCGGGGCGTACCGGGGGCGGGTCTTCCATACCTGTGTGGTAATCGGTCAGATGTACTTCACGGCCTGGATGTACGCGGCCTCGGGGTACTTGGGCTTCACTTCCTTCTCGAACCAGTCCTTCACCGAGAAGCACGGGCAGTCCTTCGGCGGTGCGCCGGTCTTGCGGATCAGGTCGCGGTGACCACCGATGGTCTTGATGGAGGGGAAGCGTTCGAGCAGGGACAGAACGAGTTCTTCCAGGGACTTCCACTGCTCGGGGGTGTAGTTGTTCTCGGCCTTGCCGTTGGCGTCGATACCACCGGCCAGACAGACGCCGATGCTGCGCTTGTTCCAGCCAGGGCCGCAGTCACCGACATGGGCACCGGCCATCTTGAGGGGGCGGCAGCGGTTGCCCAGTTCCTCGCTCTCGATGGTTCCGTTGCGGCGGATCACGAAGTGGTAGCCACAGCCCAGCCAACCACGGGCGCGGTGCCACTTGTCGATGTCGACGGCACCGATGTCCGCAGTCGCCTTGGTCGCGGCGGTGTGGATGATCAGGGTGTCAATCTCGCGGTTCATTTCTTCTTGACTCGTGCATTCTCCAGGGCAGCCCAACGCTCCGGGCTGTATGGCTCTTTGAGCCAAGCCTCGGGGATGGACTTGTCGGCAAACAGGAACCCGTACTTCTCGCACCACATGGCGTAGGTGGTCTTGCTGTTCTTGCTGATGCGGGTACGGGAGTTGGAAAAGACGAAGCGCACGTCCAGGCCGGGGTGCTGCTCCTTGATGATCAGGTGTTTCTGGCGGTCTTCGACGACGAACCTACCTTTGGTCTCGACGATGATTCCGTTGGGTAAGATGTAGTCAGGCGTGTACTTGGCTTCGCGGGCGGGTTTGACGTAGCGGATCTGTTCTGTTTCGTACTGAACCTCGATGCCGTGGGCATCCAGTTCTCGGGCGATCTTCTCCTCAAGCCCCGACCGGAAGCCGAGCCGAAGCCCGGCCTCACGGTTGGCAGCCATCAGAAGTCCTCGTCGTCAGCCGGTGCGGAACCACCTTCGTCGTCGGAGCTGAAGCCGTTGTCGGCTGCTTCGTCCTCAGCCTCGAAGCCTTCTTCCTCAACGAAGCCGTAGCTGTCAGCGGAACCGCCGTTGCCACCGGCTACCAGCTCGATGATCTGCACGGCCTTGAGGCGCAGCGAGACACCGGCACCGATCAGCTTGGTGTAGAACGGCACGACCTCGAACGAGACCTTGATCTTGCTGCCGCCCCAGACACCCTTGACCTCAGCGGGTTTGCCCTTGGCGTCAAACAGCGCGGGCTTCTGGGTGAACTCCTTGCCATCGCGGGTCTTGCCGGTGGCCTTGAGCTTGAAGTTGACCAGCACTTCGCCGGTCTCGTCGTCGATCTCGTAGGGCGCATCGGCCTCCTTGATCTTGCCCTTGTTCTCCTGCTGCGCCTTCTCCAGGGCTTTGCCCATCATCTCGTCGATGAAGCTCTGCACGTCAGCAACGCGCTTGCCCTTGGCGTCGGTGATTACCGAGTCCGGGGACAGGCGCAGCTTCACCTTGTACTCGCCCTCGGCGTTGAACTTGGTGTCCGGCTCAACGAGGTGCGGGTAGATGGCAACGCCAACCTGGGTGACGTAACGGGGGTTGCGGGCTTTCTTGTCGCTCATTCAGTGGTCCTCACAGTTGTCGTGGGTTCAATGCAGGGGTGGATAGTTACTGGCGATAGAAGTCCTCAAGGGCTTCCACGTCGTAGCCCTCGCTGGCCAGCTCCATTGCCAGATCGACGGGGATCGGCATGTCCTCGGTCCAGTACTCGATGGCTTGCTGCAGTGCGCTCATAAAGTTCTCCTCGATCTGGTGGGTGGGCGGTCTTCCATACCTGTGTGGTAATCGCCTCGGGGGTGGAGCCAGTGCGGTCTTCCATACCTGTGTGGTAATCGCCTGGAGGTAGAGCCAGCGCGGTCTTCCATACCTGTGTGGTAATCCCGGCTGGCCCACCTCTATGCACTAGTGGATAGCGTCAGGCAAAGAAAAACGCGGACTCCAGCACCAAAGCCAAGTCCAAGTTGCCTTTCGGGGGTAGAGGATCAAGCTCTGATCCTTCGGGGAGCTGCCGCTCCAGTTCTCGCTTGAAGTCTTCCAGCACATCCTCCTCGTACATGGTGACGAACTCCTCACGCAGGAACTTGGCGAGTGCCCAGGCGTTCCCGGCGTGGGTGCCGTAGCTGTCGTGGATCAGGGAGAAGCTGCGCATCCCCTCGTTCCAGCAGCGGCGGACAGTGGCCCGCATGTGGCTGGCGTCCATCGAGTGAACCCAGTTCGGGCTGATCCCGTTGGCTTGTTTGTTCCGATCCAGCTCGGTGGTCGGGCTGACGGCCACGGTGAGCAGGTGACGGCTGCCCCCGAAGGTCAGGTCGATGCGCTCGGTCAGCATCTTCGGGTACGCCTGGAGCACGACCAGATTGTCCGGGGTGTTCCAGCGCACCGGCAGTCCTTCCTTCGCGGCCAGACGCGCAGCCTTCTGCAGCCAGTCCATAGCCTGACGAGCAGCGACCACCACCTCACCGACGCACTCCCAGATCAGCTTGCCCATGTACTCAGCGGCAGCCCAGCCGGAGCCTTCCCAGGGGAACTCCTTGCCAGCCTTCAGCTTGTACGGCATGACGGTGTCCTCGAACACCTGGGTCTTGAAGCCGAACTCCTTGGCGCCGTAGGCCAGGGTCATCACCGGGCGCTTGCACACCTTGCGGTTGATGCCGTGCTTGAGCCAGCCCTGGGCCAGCTTCGCCAGCTCCTCGTCCTGGCCGATGGCATCAGCCTCGACACGCAGCAGCACGCGGTCGGCCACCTTCTGGTAGATGTCCGCCGGTTTCTCCTGGGGCACGAGGTTCACGGCCTCGCCGCCGATGGCATCACGCAGCATCGCCGAGAAGTTCTGCAGCCCGTTGCAGCTACCGTCCATTGCGATGGGCAGGGTCGACAGGTAGCCGTAGCCCTCGCGCTTGAACTCTGCCCACTCGATGCAGAACGCCAGGAACTGGAACGGCTTGTCGGCCTTGGCCCACATGCTGTGGCTGTACGGGTCAGCAGCACAGGCCAGGATCTCGGCCTCGTTCTCCTGCACCCAGCGCACACGCTCGGCCAGGGAGACCTTGTCGTAGCCGTAGCTGTTGGCACCGTGGATGGCCAGCCAGTTGGCACCTTCCTCGTCGTTGATCGCTACCGCATTGGCGAACTCCAGCAGACCCTTGGCGATGTCGCTGCCCTGGGGGTTCAGGAACATCGGCACAGCGTAGGCCCGGCCACGGAAGTCGAACTGGTGCGGGAAGTAGATTTCCTCCTCGTGCTCGAACATCTCGGCAATCATCAACACCTTGGCGAACTGCAGACGCAGGGACTTCAGCTTCGCGTTGGACGCATAGGTGTCGGTTGCCTCGCGCTTCCACTCCTTGAACTGACGCACCTGATCCTCCGACCACTCCTCGCGGGGCAGCTCCTGCTCAAGGAACAGGGGCTTCGGCGGGATCGGCTGATCGTCAGCCGCAGGGATACCACCCAGGGTGGCACCGTTGTTCCACAGGTTGCGAACCACCTCCAGCACCCGGCCATTGATGGCCCAGGCGGTGTGCTGCATGGCGTTGATCGCATCGTAGACTTCCGGCATGTCGTGCTCGGCCAGCTCCTCCAAGTACCCCTTCGAGTGGGTCTTGACCAGGGCCAGTCGGCGGACACGCGGAGTCCAGTAGCCGCCCTCGAACGGTGAAGTCCAGGGGCGAGGCGGGATGATGGTGGGCAGGTACACCGGGGAGAGAGCTTCGCAGCGGTTGTTCTCCTCGTTGATCCAGGCGATGGTCTCAGGGGTCGCCTCGATGGCTACCTCCTGACGCTTCACGTCCACGGTGCGGGTGACTTTCTGAATCAGGCCGGTGGTCTCGGTCATGATCTCGATCAGCTTGGAGCCGACCAGCAGGGACTCGCGGGCAGTCCACTCCTGCCATGCGATGTTGCGGGCCTCCATGTTGTGCAGCATGGTCAGCCGCTGGCGGCGGTAGCTGCTGCCGTTGACCCGCTTCTCGCGTTTGACCAGCCAGTCGTAGGTCTTCTTGTCCGCCTTGGCGAACTCACGGAAGGCCAGCTCGTCCTCGATCAGGGACGCAACGCGGCGAGCCAGGGGAACCAGCAGGTCACCCTTGGCCACGCCATCCAGTACCACCCGTGCGGTGATCAGGGCTGCGGACTCGGGTTCGATCTGCTTGAGCAGTGGGTATGCGCTGTGCTTGCGGCCAGCCTTGCCGGACTCGCAGCTCTCGATGAACTGGCGGATGCCTTCTGCGATCTTGGCGACTGACGAGTTCATCAGTCGGCGGACGGAGCGGACGCTGGTTTCCTGACCACGCTCCCTGGCCTTGGCTACCTCCGACCAGTGACGGTCGACGCCCATGCCTCTCATCTTCTCCTCAAGTTCTACCTGACGGTCGAGCTTCTCTTGCCACTCTTGGTTGTTCTCAATTTCCTGAATCAGTTGGTTGGTGATGATTGAAGTCATCTATTGGATCTCTCTGAGTTTGGCTTTTAGGAACCGGCCTCGGAGGTCACCTCTCGGTGCTCCAAGACTGTGTGGTAATTGCCAAGCAGGGGGTGTCAGAGAGTCGTGTCGACACAACCAGCCCCGTTTTGTGTCGGGGAGGCTGAAAGTCAATCCACAGGTGTATAGCGGCGGGCAAAAGAAAACCCGGAGGGTTCCGGGTTTGTTAAAACGCTAGTGCATAGCTTGACGCAAGACCTTTTAAGTCCCTTGCGTATACCAATTTCGCCATCCGGGCGTAGGCTGCGTCGCAGCGCGCCGATGGGGAATCGGCGGCGCAGGACTATAACCAGCCTCCGAGGCCCACGCAACCAGAACGACCGGCGTTCAACCACCAGAA